TAAGACCGACGGGCTTCTTCACGTCGTGCTGGAGCCGGACAGGAAACAGGTTCTCGCCACCAGAGGCAGCGGACTGTGACGCAATGACCTTTTCAAAATTGGGTTTGGAGCGGAGATAGTCGAGACGTTCTTTGGCACGGTCGGGAACACCGCCCTTGATGGCTGTGGCTTCAAACTCCCCGGTGAACGGGTCGTACTTTGTCAGTTGAAGAAACTCTTGCCACTTCTCAGCCATGGGTGTTTGTCTCTACTAAAGGGCGACGAAGTTATTCTTCGTCTGGCGTGGCGAGCCGGGGCATCAAGCCACACGTGCAATTCGGGTGAGTGTCGTCCAGAAGGTCACGGGCTTCATCCAGACTGTACGGACTATCATCAGCCAAATCCTGACATTCCTCGCAGGCTTCAGGTCTTGCTATCCAATCGACCTCTTCTACGTTCCCGATCTCGTCCCACGTGTTTAGGTTTCCCGTGAGTTCAGCTCGGTTGACTTCGGTTCGAGCGATGCACAGGGCACGAGCGGGCGAGAATATGCCCGATGACTCAATACCGGAAAGAAGGTCTTCGATCCCGGTTTCGTCCTCGAAGGAGTGAGTGATAACGTCGCGTAGCTTATCGCGAGTGGTTTCGGCAATGGACTGGGCACCGGAGCCGACCAACTCTGCTGCTCTCTCCTTCGCATAATTCGCAGCCGCTTGGTTGACAGCGGACAAAAGATCGGCGCTAACGCTCCCACCGAGAAGAGCGTTATCGTTTCCGGCAAGCGTGGCTGCTTCAAGTTCAGCGCGGATTTCCGCTGGCACGTCCGACCAATCAAGGACGCCGAGAATCTCCTCGACCTGGGCTTGCTGTTCAGCAGTGAGCGGCATTAGATTTTCCAGCCAGCACGGGCCAGACCAAGATGCGAGAGCATGACGCTGAGGTAAGTCAGAACGGCTCTACCCCAATCCTTGTATTCGGCTTTGGTGGCAGCGGCCTCCACGGCATCGAGGCGAGTTTCGGTTTTCGCAATGCGCTCACCGTGACTAACGATGGCGGTGTCAACCTTGCCCTCGATCCGTTTGAGTGATTCAAGAAGCAGAGCGTCGTCCATTACTTCACCTCCGCCCGATCTTGGCCTTTACCTTCTCGTGCAACTCAGCCAGCTTGCGATTGAGTTTCGCTTCGATCTTGTCAGCCGCTTCCTTCGCAGCCGGGTGATGCGCCTTCACCAGAGTCATCACTTCGCTGATGGACTTCTTCACAACCTCAGCGGTCTCGTCTGGCGTGGATGGCACAGCCGGAGCCTTTGGTGGAGCAGGTGGCTGCTTGATCTTGTCAATGTTGGCCTGCGTCATCTCCTCAACCATCGGGAACGGAATTGCTCCGGTCGGAGTGTCAATGAAGTGTTCGTCAGCCCACGGCTCGTCCACCGTGTCCATACCGAGGTCACGGAGAACGTCGTTGACGGTCCAGACGCCCTTCGCGAGATAACCCGTGTCGATCTGCATTTGTTTGAGACCGTCTTGTTCACGGCGCACGCGGAATGCAAACTCGTATTTGTCGCCATAGCCGAAACGACGGATGATTTCGTTCATCACGTCTTCAAACCAATTGATAACTGGCTGCTGGCCTTCTGCCTCAGCGGTATCCTGCGCCTGTTCAGACGTAGCGCGGTTCATCGACCGCACAAAAGCTTGTGGGTTGAGACCGAGCGTGAAGCACACGATACGTGCAAGCCACTCGTCAATCTCCGATTTCAGCAACGGTTCCTTCGGGAAGATGGCCTGCATCTTGCCGTCCGAAGTCATGGCCGGAATCATCTTGATCTTGCGACGCTCGCCTAGCTGGCCGGATAGGTTGGAGTCGATGAGCTGATTCCATTCCTCAATCTTTTGAGCCGGGGTGGAGGCGTCCACAGGAATGAGCATCTCTGGCGTGTTGCCCTCAGCGTAGTAAGCGAGCAAGAACTCCTGCGCACGGATGCCGATGTTCGCCATCGTGAGAATCTGTTCGAGGTGCGAACGGCCGTAGGCCGTATGGTTGCGAGGCTTGCGAACGGCGTAGATTATTTCGTCTTCGGTGAAGTCGATGGCTGGTAGCCCATACGCTACCTGCTGGTACGCGGCTGCCTTTTGTCCACAGCGCGGATCATCTGGATCGGTCACGACTTCGCACGGACGGCGTCCAGTGTCGTCGATCAAGACCTTGATGAACGCACCGCTGATGGGTGTGGCCGACAGAATCTGGCCAAGTACGTTCTGCTCCATCCAGATCGTCGCGCAGTCACCGACGTACATATCGGTGAGGATACGGTTGCCGAATCCGCGGAAATTGTCGAGGCCAGCCACGCGGCATGGGTGCTCGAAAAACGCTGTCAGCTTGTCGATAATCGGGTCTTCATCAGCTGTTTGCGCTGGCGTATCCTTCGCTTCGCCCTTAGGACGAATCTGCCAGTCGAGCGACAGAATTTTGTCGATGACCGTTTCCATCGCGCAGGACCAGAGGTTCCACTCATCGCTGGCTCGGAACAGAATGTCGAATGGGACGCGTGCGGTGTCCTCACCACGCGGCTCCCAGATTTTGTTGAAGCCAGGGATGAAGGGCCACTGGCGCGGACGATACGACTTTGGAGCTGTCGGGATAGTCGGCTGAAGTGCGGAGAACCAGAACGGGTCGATGCCTGGGATTTCTTCAGCTCCGCCGGGTCGCTTGATTTGCTGAACGGGCACAGCCCGCTGTGCAGCCATCTGCGCGAACGTTTGCTTCAATGAAGGATTTGTCATGAAAGAGTCCTACTAAGGGTTTGCAAAGGCAGGACTATCGTCTGATGCCCAGCTCGTCACGTTCGCGGTTCGCCGTGGCCTCATCCTCCACGGCCTGCTGTTCAGCGAGCACGTCAGCAAGACCCTGAATCTTCCAAGCGTCGTAGCCAAGGACGGGAGCCACTCCCCAATTCGCACCACACCGCAGATTGCAAGTGGCGATGACCTTCTGATACTCAGGCATGAAGCGAAGCTTCTTCGGACCGACGAGACCGCAGCCAGGACAGAGCAGATCGGCAAACTTATCGACTGTGAAGGCGCGGGCGAAGGCGGTCCTGAATTGATAGGAATAATAATGATAGATTCGTACGATCCACGCTGGCAGCTTCATTAGAACCTCCCTCGACCCATGCGTCTGCCGAACTCCGCACGCATGGTGTCCTTCATACCTTCGCTGTTCGACTTCTTGCGCTCCTCCGCTGTCGGAGCCACGGGCTGTTTGCGTTCTACTGAAGCACGTGAAGTCACAACCTTCGCCGTTTCAAGGCTCTCGAAGAAACCCCAGCGATGTTCGCGGCGATAAGCCCACGCTTGCGAGAACGAGTCAATCATGTCGTCGTACTCTGCGACATCCACACCAAGAGCGAGCTGCTGGAGGAAGTCGCGCTTCCACGGCGCATTCTTTGGCAGGTAGCAATTGCCCTGAGCGACCTCAGGCTGACAGGCCATGGCTCGGGACTTCTTTCCGCCTTCTGGATTCACAGCGACGATGGTCACCGGGAGCGGATTCGGTAGCTTGCGGAGACGCTGGATGACGGCTGCGCCGTTGGCAGTTTCTTCGATGAGCAGCACAGTGGGCCGGAGTTCCTTCGGGCACTTTGTGTCGCACACCATGTCAATGATCGCGCTCTCCAGCCGGACCGCATCCATGCGCTCATTGACGCAATCGAGAACGTAATCCTTCTCGCGATTGAAGCCGTGCTTCTGGAGGCAGGAGAAGTCTGATGACTGCGTGCCCTTCATCGAAGCGTCCACAGACACCAGCACCTGATCGAAGCCGGGCAGCGGATGCTCTGGATCGGGCTTGCCGCTCGGGTCTGTCTCATACTCCATCCACCAGTTCGGGTCCATCAGGTTGCCCGTGTCAGGCATCGGCTTCTGCTGGTACTGCCCAGCCCAGCGAACGGGGTGCCGCTTCAGTTGTTCAACGACGTGTGGTGGGAAACGATCGGGCAGCAGAACTTCGCCCTTCTTGCGGTGATAGACCTTGCCAGAAATCGGGAAGACGTAGTCGGTGTCCTCTTCGCACTCCAGGGGAATGACGATGTTGTGCCACAGACCCGACTCGTTCTTGTTCAAGTAGCCGGGGAAGTCCATCTCGTGCAGGCGCTGGCACACGACGATAAAGAAGTCTTTGCTCTGGTCGTTGAGACGCGAGTAACCTTCTGTTTCATACCAGCCGTTCGCGTTCTCGCGATCCGCTCCATACACGGACTCGTCGGCCATCTTGATGATGTCGTCAATGACGATGATGTTCGCGCCCGAGCCGGCAGCGTGACCACCGGGAGTGGTGGCAATCATGTAGCCACCTTCGTTCGAGTCCCAACGATGCTTCAGGTTCACGTCTTCCTGAATGCGAACCTTGCTCCAGCGTTCGGTGTACCAGTCGGTGCCGAGAAGCTTGCGACGCTTGGTGGCGAGTTCGTTGATAGCCAGTTCCGCGCCGTACGACACACACAGGAATTTCTTCTCAGGATGCGAGGCCCACACCCAGTCCGGGAACAGGATGTTTACCATCGCGGACTTCAAGGTGCGCGGAGGGACGTTGATGATAATGCCGCGCCACGTCGGGTGGTCTTTCTTCATCTGCCCCGAGGCAGCGTAGGTGAGCCACTCGCAGAGGTAGTCGTAGTGCCACGACTCGGTGAGCGGGACTTTATCGTTGAGAACTTTCCACGCTTCGCGGAAGAATAGGCTGAAGTCGGCTGCGAGTTTGCGAGCTTCCAGCTTGCGCTCGGCTTTCGAAATCTCAGCGATATCGGCTTTGGTGACTCTAGGCATCCGGTGGTGAACCTTCTGGCGGAGAAGCTTCGCCTTCCTCCAGAGCCATACGCACACGGTTAGTGCGCTCGGTGATGTAAGCCTCCAGCTCCTCGTCGCTCAACTCTTCGAAGTCGTCCTGCTCGCCGATCTTGTTGCCGACGAAGAGTGGCACCTTGCCACCAGTGCGGTCCTCGAGGTCTTTGAGCAATGCGGTGTTGTTGTAGCGAACGTTGGTCGCGAGACAGTACAGCTTGCGGGCAGTGATGAGTTCGGCGATGGAGAGTCCCTGCTTCTTCATGAACTCCAGACCACCAGCGAACCAATCATCCTGTGCATCGGCGCGAAGCCAGATTTGCGTCAGCTTCTGGAGAATCTTCGGAGACATGGTTCGCTTGCCGGTAGACGGCAGACGCCCGAGTGGATTGCCGCTCTCCCCTGGCTTCCATTGAGCGCGGACCATCGCCTCAGGAAGCTTCCGTTTAGGCTTCTCCTCCGG